CAATTGCCAAGAGGCAAGGTCGGCACTACACGCCGTTTCGCTCCTCACGCGCGTTGTAAGTCAATGATTCTGTTCGACCCAACTTCGAGAAAAATGTCAGAACGAGGCTCGAACTGCTCAAGTTGGGCTAACAACGTGAGGCGATAATGGAATCTGTAGCGAATCTCGAACCGATTGCAGTCAAGCGCAGCACCGCGGCAAAAATGCTCGACTGCGGGCCGACGACAGTCTGGCGCCTCTGCAAAGAAGGCAAGCTCGACACCATCAAGATCGGCGCCGACGAGCGCATCACGGTCGAGAGCATCAAGCGCATCGGAACAACCGCCAAGGCTGCCTGACGTGGCGCCGCTCAAGCGCCGGCCGTCGCGCGCCGACGTGGGCCGCTCGCTGCGCGAACTCGAAACATTGTGGCGACCGCCTGACGCTGAAAATGAAACCGCCCAGGCTGGCACCCGGGCGGCGGATAACGAAAACAGCGAGCGCAACAAGTCTAACGCCGAACGCGCGCCCAACGCAAGCGGGCGCCGCTGATGGCGAACGGGCGCAGCCCTGGGCGAAAGCGCGACACCGGCCGCGATCCCGGCGGGTTTGTGGCGTTGCCGTTTTCTGTGCTCGACAGCGCAATCGGGCTATCCGTTCACGCCAAGGCGCTGCTGTTGGAGGTTGCCCGGCAGTTCAACTCCAAAGCCCCCAACAACGGCCGGCTGCTGCTGTCACGCGCGCACCTCGCCCCGCGTGGATGGAATAGCAGCGACATGATCATGAAAGCGAAGCGGGAACTGCTCGCGGCCGGTTTCATTTTCGAGACCGCGAAGGGAGCGCGACCGAACAAGGCGAGCTGGTACGCGATGACCTGGCGCGCGCTCGACAAGATCGAAGGCTTCGACTTTGGCGTAGAGCAGGCCTTTGAGCGCGGCGCTTATCGCAAGAGCGCCCCAATCAAAGACGCGAGCCTTAGACCGCCCCACGGTACAGGGAAGGCGCCTATTGCACCGCCCCACGGTACAGAGACCCATCCTCCTGTACCGCCCCACGGTGCTATCAGACCCATTTCCGCCCATCTCTCTGTACCGCCTGACGGACACCTCTTAGAAGTTACCATCTCAGGATGCGGCAATGAGCGTTGACAGCATGCTCGACGTCGCCGTCAGTGGCCTTGAGGGCGGAGGGCTCGAACTCGTTCAATTCGGCGGCGGGCTCGATGAACCCAACACGATCCGGCTGCACCGCGTGCAGATCGCCTGGATTGCCGAGCGCGCCGGCGTGCTGCCTGCGCCTGATCCTGACCTACTCGACCGCCTGAACGTGCGCCACATCGGGCGCCTGCATGCCATGTATGAGCGGCTTGAGGAAATCCGCCGCTTCTATCTCGACGAGATTCTTGATCACTGCGGCAGCGGCATTGAGTTTGCGCTGCACCTGCGGGCCGTTGAGGATCTGGTCGACGAGATGCTTGAGGACATCGGCACCGCGCCGCCTGCCGCGCCATGTAACGCTGTAACGCTACCTGTAACGCTGGCAGCACCCAAGACACCGAAGCGCGCAATGACGGGCGCCGAGCGAGTGGCCAAGCACCGAGCGAGGCAAACCGAGTTGCAGTTACCCACCACCACCGAAAAGGAACAGCCATGCCCAACCTGACGATTGATGCACTTGATGCAGAACTCGCGAACACCTGCGCGCAGCTCTTGAAAATGACTCTGACCGCGGCGCAGGCCCATGCCGCTTACGACCAAAAGCCGCAGCTGGCGGACAGTATCGGGCGCCTGAATGAGGCCCGGCTGATCGTTCATGCGCTTGGGCACGATCTTGAGATAGAGCTGCTCGCGCCCGCGGCCGATGGCAGCGGCACCGTAAGTTTCTTCAAGCTGCAAGCCAATTCCGCGCCGGCATGGACGCTGCAATGACCGCCGAAACCGCATCACCCATGGCGCGCCTGCTCGCGGCTGCCAACGACCTGATCGCCGAGGGCTTGGCATCGTGCAAGCGCGACAACCCGACCGCAACCGCGACCGTTATGGCGCACGTCGCATCCGGCGCCTTTCCTCGCATCATTATCGACACGCACCCCGATATAACGACCGTCGATTTTGTTCTGTGGGGGCAGGATGGCGAGCAGCTTCGCGTCTTTCAATATCGCGCCAATCCCGTTGACCCGCTGAGGCATTGACATGAGGCGCGAAAAATGGCACTCTCGCGCCGTGTGCTGCGAGACGTGGCGCACACCCTTCGAAAGACGTGCGAGACGCACTCCTACAAGGTCACAAGGCCCGGCTGTTGCGGGCGATGACTTTTTGCTTGGAGCGCTCGCATGATCGAAACCAGACTATCCCCAGCCTTTGAATTCAAATTTGCCGGCGGCGACGCTGCAGGCAGTTTTTCCGGCTACGCTTCGACCTTCAACGGTCCGGTTGACGCCTATGGAGACCTGATCTCGGCCGGAAGCTTCAAAGATTCGCTGGCGGCGCACAAAGCCGCGGGCACGGTCCCTGCGATGCTGTTCAGCCACATGACAGCCGAGCCTATCGGCCGCTGGACCTCAATCAAGGAAGATCCCCACGGCCTGCACGTCGAAGGCAAATTGACGCTCGGCACGCAGCGCGGGCAGGAAGTGCGCGCCCTGATGCAAGATGACGCGCTCGGGCTCTCGATAGGCTTTCGCATCAACCCCGGCGGCGTTGACTACCAGGGGCAGAATCGAATCCTCAAAAGCCTTGATCTTGTCGAAATCAGCGCTGTTTCAATACCGGCAAATCCGGCCGCGAAAGTGACCGGCGTCAAATCGGCCGCAGGCCTGCGGCCTGACAACATTCGAGACTTCGAAGCCGCGTTACGAGATACATGCGGCTTTTCCCATCGCGAGGCAAAGCGTATCGCCTCGGCCGGATGGACCGCCCTGTTGCGTCGAGACGATGCCAGCGACGAGCTTCAAGAAATAGCGGCATTGCTTTGCAAGGCCGCCACCGATTTTCAAATCTCAAGATAAAAGGAACCATCATGCAAGACGAAATCAAATCTGCAATCGACGACCTCAAGACCGCTTCCCTGGGTCGCATCGGCGAAGTCGAAAAGCAAGTGAAGGCACTGGACAAGGCGCTGACCGAAGTCGAAAAGAAGAGCAATCGCCCGATGGCCGGGAAGGATGACTCGACGCCCGGGCAGGCCGAATACAAAAAGGCATTCGACCTCTACTTGCGCAAAGGCGACGACAACGGTTTGGCCGAGCTGCAGCAGAAAGCCGCCATGAATTCGCAAACAGATTCCGCAGGAGGCTACTTGATCCTACCGGAAATGGACGCGGCCATTGAGCGCATCGCCCCGACCGTCTCGGCCATGTACCGCTTGGCGAACGTGGTTACCATCGGCACTGCCAAGTATGAAAAGCTGGTCAAGACCGCAGGCATGGCAGCGCGCCGTATCGCTGACGGCTCGGCCGGCGGCGAGAGCACCGAACCGACCTATGCCAAGCTGGCAATTGAGGTATTCACGTCCGAAGTGGAACCGTGGGTGAACCAGGAGACCCTTGCGGATAGCTTTGCAGATTTGGAATCCGATCTGGCGAACGAAGCCGCAATCGCGTTTGCCGAACTCGGCGGCAGCGAATTTATCAGCGGAAACGGAGTAGGCAAGGCGCGCGGCATTCTGAGCTATACGCCGGTCGCGAATGCCAGCTACACCTGGGGCAACATCGGCTACATCGCATCCGGCAAGTCGGCTGCGTTCGCCAGCGTGGCGCCTGCCGACAAGATCATCGACCTTATTGGCGCGCTTCCGATCACCTACAGGGATGGCGCCGTTTTCGTTATGTCGGACGCGACGCTAAACGTGCTTCGCCAGATGAAGGATAGCAGCGGCAGCTACTACCTTTGGCAAGCCGATCCGACCGCACCCTTCGGCGGGCGCCTGATGGGGCATGAGGTGGCAATCGACAACAACATGCCGGCCATAAGCGCGGGCTCCTACAGCATCGCCTTCGCCAACCTCAAGCGCGCCTATGCCATCGTCAATCGGCAGGGCACGACTTTGCTGCGCGATCCGTACACAGGGAAAGGCGTGGTGAAGTTCAATTTCCGTCGGCGCTTCGGCGGGGGCATCGTAAATTTCGAGGCAATTCGCCTGATGAAGTTCGCAACCGGCTGAGCTGGGGCGCAGCGCGGATAATTCGTGAGTGCCGCGATCTTGAAAAACCACGAAAGCCGGCGGCCGCTGTCCATGGCGGCGCGGCCGGCGCCAATCACCTGATAGGGAAGGAATGGAAGATCCGCGAAAACAACGGCAACGCGAGGCGGTCAAGCTCGCCTGCGCGAGCCGCGGTATCAAGATCGAGCGGCGCGAGCAGTGCTTCCGCCTGACCGGGCCGGGCGTCTCCGTACTCTGCGCAGACATCGCGGACCTGAGCGAGACGGACCTGACGCCCTATCAACCGCGGAAGCACGGCGAAGCATGAGCGGGCCGCTCTATGATCGCCGATGGCGCAAGCGCCGCGAGCAGCAGTTACGCGATCACCCGCTTTGCAGGCTTTGCGTGGTGATACGCGGAAAGGTTACAGCGGCCACGATTGCCGATCACATCACCCCTCACCGCGGCGACCCTGTTCTATTCGAGGGCGAGCTACAGTCGCTTTGCAAATCATGCCACGACAGTTGGAAGCAAGAGATGGAGACGACCGGACGATTCGGCGGCTGCGACCTGAACGGCTATCCGCTTGACCCTAATCACGCATGGAACAAGCAATGAGCGACGGCGGCAGGGTGATTCTCTGCAAGGCGCTGGACGTGAACCGGCCTGACTCCTTCGCGCAGTCGCGTTTGTACTTTGGGGCAAAAAAATGAAGCCTGACTTGATCGCGACCACCACCTTACCGCAGCGACCGGCACCGCCTGCCGGCCTTCCTGCCGACGCCCGCAGGGTATGGCGTGCGATTGTGTCCGAATATCCGCCTCGACACTTCCGCGGCGCGAATCTGATCCTCTTGGAAACATTCTGCCGCGCCCGGGCCTTCGTCAATGAGTGCGACAAGCACGTCGCCAAGAATGGGCTGCTGATTGAAGGCAAGCGGAATCCGGTAGTCGGAATGCGCGCGACCGGATGGGCCGAAATGCGAGCGTGCGCGACAAAGTTGCGCCTGGCGCTATCGAGCACGGTACGCGCGGAATCGGCGAAGGCCCGGCCAGATGAAAACGCGCACCTTGCGAAACCCTGGGAGCGCACCGCATGAGCTTCAACGGCGCCGACGCAATCACCTGGATTGAAAAATTCTGCCGCATTCCCAAAGGGCCGCAAGTCGGCCAGTCGGTCAAGCTGCTCGATTATCAGCGCGAGATTCTAGGCGGCATCTTCGACACGCCGACCCGGCGCGCGATCATCAGCATGGGGCGGCAGAACGCGAAAACAACGCTTTCCGCCTACCTGCTGCTGTTGCACTTGGCCGGGCCGCGGCATCAGCGAAACGGCTTGCTTGTATCAAGTGCGTTGACGCGCGAACAGGCGAGCATTATTTTCGACACGGCCGCAAAAATTATCCGCCTCAGTCCTGAATTGGCAGCGACGGTCGAGGTAGTCGAGTTTCAGAAGTTGCTGCGCTGCCCGGAGTTGGGGACACTCTACAGGGCGCTGTCTGCTGACGCCCCTACGCAGTTGGGGCTCTCGCCTTTCTTCGTGGTCCATGACGAACTAGGCGCTGTTGTAGGGCCGTACAGCAAGCTCTATGACGTGCTGGAATCTGGCGGCGCGGCGCAAGCGGACCCGCTGAGCGTGATTATCAGCACGCAAGCGCGCTCTGACGGCGATCTACTCTCACGCCTGATCGACGATGCCGAAACCGGCGCTGATCCACAGACAAAACGTTTCCTATGGACGGCACCGCCCGAGGCTGACCCGTTCGATGAGGCGACCTGGAAACTGGCGAATCCCGCGCTCGGGGCGTTCGTGAACATCGCCGAAGTCCGCGCGCAGGCCGAGACCGCGCGACGGATGCCGAGCCAAGAGGCGAGCTTCCGCAACTTGATCTTGAATCAGCGCATCGACGCCACGGCGCAATTTATCAGCGCGAGCGTATGGAAAGAGAACGGCGCTGCGCCTGCCGAGCTTGACGGCGCCACCGTGCGCGGCGGGCTGGACCTGGCGAGCGTGTCGGACCTTACCGCGCTGGTGCTGGTCGCCGATGATGGCAGCGTGCATACCTTCGCCTGGCTACCAGCGGAAGGGCTTGCCGAAAAGAGCAGGCAGGATAAGGTCGAATACGACCGCTGGGCGCGCGAGGGCTACTTGCTGACCACACCCGGCCGGGCGATGAATTACGACTACGTGGCCGCTTTCATGCGCGACCTATTCGACCGCTGCGACGTGAAGGCCATCGCCTTCGACCGGGCGCTAATGCGCTTCCTGCGGCCATGTCTGACCCGTGCCGGATTCACCGATGAGGAAATGGAGCGGTTTATTGAGCACGGCCAAGGCTTTCTTGGCATGTCGCCATCGATCCGTGAGCTTGAGGTGCGGTTACTCGAAAAGCGACTGAAACACGGCAATCACCCGGTTCTTACGATGTGCGCGGCAAATGCCGCTGTAATCACCGACGACGCAGGCAACAAGAAATTTACGAAGCGCAAGAGCACCGGCCGAATTGATGCGCTGGTCGCGCTCGCGATGGCTGTCGGCGGGATGCCGGGCGAGGCGGTCGAAGAAAAGAGCTTCTGGGAGACGATGACGCCAGCGCAGGCATAGCGCAGGCGCCGCGATCACCCTGCGGCCGGTACTCAGGCACCGGCTCGGACGATGGCGCCGCCTGGGCCGTTCTGGCGCGTTCTGTAGGGTGGAAATTCGGCGGCTTGACACCGTACCGAAGTCCCGTATAGTGTCCACATGAACAAGCTGAACGTAAAACGCATCCGGGGCGAACTCAGTCAGTCACAATTCGCCCAACTGCTCGGGGTATCGGTGCGCACGCTACAGGATTGGGAGCAAGGCCGACACGCGCCGAATGCCGCGGCCGTTGCCCTTTTGAGATTGGCCGAATCGGGAGCGTTGAAAAAGCGCAAGCGATAGGCCGGTAAAGCGGGGCGCCAAGCGGATGAAACCCGCCGGCACCCCTGACCACAACGCAACCTGATTGGAGGTGTGCATCATGGCTAAAACGAAGTCTAACAGCAACAAGAGCGTAACGATTCCGGCAGCGGAATATGCGCGCTACATCGAACTGGCGGGGATTGGAAAAAAGATAGTGCAGAGCATGGAGGACGGGAAGGCCAAAGATGCCGAGCGGCAGGCAGCCGTTTTGGCAAAAGCGGCGCCCAAGTTCTCCCAAAATGACCTGGAGCAAATCGGCTCGGACGTGGGCCGCGTCAGTTCCTTGATTTATTCGATGCTCCACGTTTCCAGAAACATGGACGCGGAGGAGGCAGCTAGTATCGAGGCGCTTTGCGAGAAAGCGGGGGCTATCGCGGATCGCTGCGCAGTCGCATTGGGAAACATTCCCGTCTTCGGATCATGGGAGAGATGGGCGGGACAGGACCGGCCGGACGTTGAAGCCGCGGCAGAAGCGCAGGTAACGGCATGAGCGCCGCAACAGGCAAAGATACGCGCCGACAAAATCTGTTGCTGGAGGTTGAAGACGCCGCAAACATTGCCGACGACACGCTCAGGATTGCGCATAGCCTTGTTCGCAACGGCATCGGCAGCGATGGGCACGACGTAGACGAGCTGGTCGCCCTGTCGTGCGTGCTCGATCGCGTGAGCGCTCAGATAAAAAAGGCGTCAAATCTCGCCGAGGCCGTGCGGAAAGTGGAATTCGAAGCAAGACAAGCGGCAGCAGGATAGCGCCACGCGCCCCAGGACAAGGCCCGCTTCGGCGGGCTTTTTTTCGCCTGGTGCTGCTCAGGCGCTCGCGCCTTACTTACACGTCCGGATAGTTTTGCTCAAGATTGCTGAGCCAGTAACTAAATTCCCCCCGCGCGTCATTGATGGCGCTGAACCAGCGGGACGTGATCGGATTTGAGTTGGTGGCCGGCCGAAGATCAGTCGCGGCCCTTCGGACTGCTGGATCGTAGAAGCACTGCTCTGCACGAGACAGCGGTGCGCGAAGGCCCGACAGCGTTCCATGCTTCGCGGCACGCTTTATATCGTCCTTCAATCCACGATAGAGCAGTTCGATCTGCATGCGCTCATTTCGCGTCAGGTAGCGCTTGTCTCCGAGTAGCGCCAGTATTTCATCGCATCGCCGCTCGAACGCGCGCATGACTTCGGCTATCGCGCGAAGTTCGTCGTCTGGGAATGTCTCACTCGCCACCATCAGCGATCCCTCAGTGTTTCATACCTTTTTCATACTGCGGCGCGTCATATTCGCCTAAGTGCTTGATTGTTGGCGGAGTGGACGGGACTCGAACCCGCGACCTCTGCCGTGACAGGGCAGCATTCTAACCAACTGAACTACCACTCCGGCGATACGGTACAGCCTGGTGGGTGCTGAGAGGCTCGAACTCCCGAC